CTTTCTCTTCATCATCATGATAAGGACGAGCAGATTCTTCTATTTCTACTTCATCACCTTCCACATCCTCATGTTTAGCAAATTCGACAATTACTTTATCATCAGTCTCGCTTACATTGAGGATATGTCTATCTTCTTTATTCATAGCATTCTCCTCTTTATTGTTAGATAAAGGATGTTTTTCCAACTCGTTAGAATTGAAATCGTTAAAATCCCTAATGGGATTAATCTTTGTTAAGGTGCTAAATTTATGACCTACTTCAATTTCAGTAGATTCACCACCTCTATAAACTTGTATTAATGCTGCAGGATCATCTTCTGTTCCTGTAATTGTAAGAGAACTGTTTGGAATATTAATCTTTCCATCTCTTTCAATTTTTAATATTTTACCTCTTGCTCTTCCGCCTGAAGTATCCCAACTTACAAAATCTCCTACTTTTAAAGCATCAGGTAAAGCTCTTTCTTGTTCTTTTTTCATTTTTTCCACCAATCTTGTTGACCAAGAATAACCTGCATCTCCGCCCCATAAAGCCCATGCTATTCTTCCGTTTGAAGGATAACCATCTTCACCAGGGCTAAAACCTTCTGCTTTTTTATCTACTTCATGCCTACTAAAAAAGCTATACATTCTTTTTACAGTATCATCAGATAGATTTTCATTAGCTACAATTTGTCTTGCTCTTGTAGCACCTACTCTTGTTCCGCCTCTTCCAAACTCTTCACGCCAATCTAAGCCTCTTTGAGCTTCAGTTTTCATACCGTCATTGGGTTTAGGCATCGTCATCACCACCTTGTATATCAGGTTCTACAGGTAACTTAACACCAAACGGTTGGAAAGCGGTTTTAATTCCATATTGTTCTGCAAGTTTTTGTTCTCTTTCATGTTGTTCAAATAGCTCTTCAACATCTCTACCGTAATTAGCTTGTACATCTTGATAAGTAACTAAACCAGATTGCATACCGTTTATAGATGCATTCATTTCTTTTTGAGGATCAACCCACTGGAATGATCTACCAATGAATATTGTATTGTCTGCAAACTTATCATATTTACTCATTGGTAAAGGTATATTATTTGCAGGGTTCATTACAATAGCTCCTGTTGATATAGACATTTCTAACCATTTTTCAAATACAGGTCTCATGAAATGATCAATCACAAACTTTTGATACACTTTATACATTTCTCTATCTTCAAGAGCTCCAGCTCTTAATGAGCTGTAATTAACAGAGCTCAAGTCATTAGTTAAAGCATGATAAGAAATATTTAAACCCGATGCTACACTTCTTAATACACTAGTTGTAAATGCAGAAAAAGCTGTGCTTGGGTGATCAGGATCAAATGATTTAAAATCCATACCTGCAGGAAGCTGCTCAAATGAACCTGCTTGAGCTTCCATAATAGGAGTAAATGTATCTTCTAAATCATCACCTACATACCCGTCACCATCTGGCGAAGTAAAGAATCCCATTTTAGAAGCAGATACACGAGCTGCTGTTATCTCTGCTTCTAAATAACCATTAAGCATTTTTATGTTTGGCATAGCTGCAGCTGTAAAAGGAACACCTCTATTTTGTTCAGCTCTGCTTGGTAGATAAGCATGAATAATTTCATTTGCAGGAACTCTTATATGTTCCTTAGGTGACATATAAGTATTATCATAAGGATGGTTTTTAAATAACCAATAAGCAACAGGTTTATCGTTTTTGTCAACTTCAACGCCCATTTTAATTCTATTTTTTGTTTTAGGATTTACTTCATTTTTTGTTTCATCTAAATGATCAGCTTCTAAAAACTGTAGCTTATATCCATATTTAGAATCTCTAGTTTGTACATGTCTAACTAAAACCTCACCATCTCTTGCTAAACATTCTACAAATAATTTTTGACAATCTATAAAAGATTGTCTACCATTTAAAGTACAATTACCCATTTTTGACCATTTATTAAATTCGGTCTCAATAACTCTATTACCAATAATATCTAATGAACCATCAGTATTTCTTGCTTTTACACCTAATCTAATTCCGTTTGAACCAATAATATTTGAAACCATAAGATTTAAATATCTAGCAACAAAAGAATCGTTTCTTGCTAAATCTCTGCTTCTTTCTCTTAGTATTCTTAGTTGATTTTTGATTTCAGCATCTGCTGATGTACTTGAAGCTCTGAAGTCTTCAAATAGTCTACCTGTACTTGCTCCTGCATATTTTCTATACATTGGTGCTTTACGTACTTTTTTATTGCTTCTTCCTATTATTTTGTCATACCAAGCCATATTTAAAACCTAATTTTGATTGTATTACCGGAATCTTTCTTATTCTTGATTCTTGCTTTTTTAACTTCTTTTAAATATTCAGCTTTATATCTGTCTCTAAACTGTAATAATTCGTCAATAGTTAACCTTGACAAAGATCTACCAGCAATACTCATTGAACTTTGATCCATTGTCGCTCTATTTTCTATTACAGCTTCTATAGCATCTAAAACTTTCTTTGCATGTGATCTAACTGAAGATGTTGTTGTTGCATAGTTTTCTTGAATTTCTGTAAAACCTTCAGATAGCTTAATTCTTGCAGAATCAGAAGATCTTGTAATATATGCAATCCAGTTATATTCACCAGCTGTATATGAGGTAGTATTACTTACTTCAATAATATACTCATTATTAGATTCTGTTGCAGTTAATGAAAAATTTGATACTGTTGATCCGTCAACTAAATTGAATTCATAAGATAAAGCATAAGATGCAGTTGGATAGTCGGTGGATAAGTCTGTTCTCTTCCACGCCCAAAAATCTCCTAACTGCAACTCATTAGGTTCTGTGTCTAGATAGTTAGTGCTATCGAATTTATTGGCCATAAATAAATAATAGTTTTTTTGATTATACTATTATTTATATCATGAAAAACCTCGATTTGTAATTATTTTCAGAAAGATTATTTTAACTTCAAAACCCATAAACAGTTTCTACTTTCAGCTGGAAACATAGGAGCCATTAAATTACTAAGTATATTTGTATCAAAATATTCACTTACAGTTTCAAAATACTGCTTCTGCCAATCATTCATTAAAGGTTTATAATCTCTAATTGATGCAAATGTTCCATATTTATTTTCAATAGTAAAATATCTTTCTAAGATATCTTGTAATTCAAAATGATCAAACTCACATATTTCACCATTAATAATATGATTAGAAGCGGCTCCTACTTGTTCATCATAATTAGGTGTTGATAATAAAATAGTTGTATCTTCATTAGCAAACTTACACATATTTTCTAAAAATATATCTGCATTCTTTTTACCAATATGTTCTATTACTTCAAAACTACAAATTAAATCATAAGTTTCACCTGTAGGTTCTATATCTGAACATAAATCTAATTGTTCAAATGATGCCCATTCAACATTTGCGTATTTTTCATTAGCATCATTCATTGTTTTTTCTCTTACATCAACGCCTAAATACTTTTCGCATTTAAATCTATTTCTGTAAAATACTTCTAAACAACTACCTGTTCCACAGCCCCAATCTAAAACTTTCATTCCTATTTTTGCTCGTTTTAAAACATGGGTCCATCTAAGATAATGTGCAAACTGATCGCGATGATAAATATGTCGCTCCATTGCAGTATCTGGGTTTAATTGTGTTGTGTTATATTTTTTCATAGTATACTCCTTGTTGTGAAAAAATCTGATCAGCAAGATTACAACTATCTTGCCAACGTTGATTTGATTTATCTGATATTTGAGCGATCACCGCTTTTACTCCCACTTGACACAAACCTTTTGCGCATTCATGACAAGCATGTAAACCATAAATAAAGATTGTAGAACCTTCTAATGATACACCGTTTAATGTTGCATGATAAATACAATTCATTTCTGCATGTATAGTGTATTTATATTTTTGTTCTCTATCTTCATATAAAGCTAATTTATCTGGAAACTTTCTTGGGAAACCATTATAACCTTGTGATAATACTTGACCTTCATTACCTATAGCTACAGCTCCAACCTGAGTAGAAGGATCTTTACTCCAAGTAGATATTTCTTTTGCAAGATTTAAATATCTATTTTTCCAAATGTTTGAAATGTCTTTCATAAATATGTAAGTTTTGTACTTGCCAATAAATAACTCCTGAATCATAACCTAAGTCGTTACTTAACTTATCTAGAATATATTTATGCCAAGCATAATCGTTTTTATAACCATAAACAGCATCATTAGACCTCATCTGCACCACACAATCCACTTTCGAGGATAAGGAGTTAATATAAAAGCTAACCGCGTTAGTGCAGATAAAATCGTTCTTTCCGTTATCTTGATATTCTTCCCATATACTAGGTCTTGTATAAACCATTGTGGCTCTCCTTGAATTACTGTTACGTTGTAATTCCTCTTTAGCATTCACATATTGGTTATAATATATTGGGGAATATATCAATCTTCCGTAATTTGAATTGATTTCTCCGTTATTATCTGCTGTATATTTCCATGCAGCAGGAGTTGGATCATAATCTATATCATGTATATTAGTTGATCCTAATTTGTACCAGTTTATTTCTGCATTAATATAATCTTGATTGACTTCACCGAATATAGTGGGTTCATCTGCTATAAAACTAGCTCCTAATATTTGTATTGTTTTGCAACCTGTTTTATCAGTAATAAATTGCTCTTTGTTATACATTGTTTGCAATGTATTGCGAATATCTGATACGTTCATTTTTTCTTTTTTTCTTTTAAGAATGCACCATAAAAACTTGCATAGTTAATTAGATCTAAAACTGAATCGTAAGCAGATTCAAAATTAGCTGTTTTACTTTCAAAAGCTAAAGATTCTAATCGTTTAACTTTAGTATGTATCATGGTTAAATAAGACGCATCATCGTATGGAAAGTATTCTTTCTTAGATTCTGAACCTTTTGATTTATAATCTTCGCCTTTTAATTCTTGTAAAGCCGCTGCTTCACTTAATACTGAATGCATAATTTACTCCTTATCTAGAAAATTTAATTTACCAATATTATCATAATGTTGTGGTGATTGCCAACCGTCTGGTTTTACAAGATCAGGTAATCCTAATGGATTTGGTCTTGTATCTTTTACGCCAATCTCTTTTTGCATATTTGCATGATGTACACGTTTCCATGCTTTTTTAATATCTACATCAAATGCATCTAATGAACCTAATGCAATTACAATAATATCTATAAAAGCATCTACTACTTCATCTGGTTCTTCATATTTAATAGCATCAAATAATTCGTTAAGTTCTTCTTGTACAAATTTAGCTCTAAATTCAAGATAATGTAATTTTTCATTATCTGATGCTTTACTAATAAACTTATTAATTTGATATAGTTTATTAAGTTTTTTTATATCACCTATCATGCTATTTCTAACTTAAATGGATTTTCAATACAATCTTCTAAATCATATTTATTTAGACAAACATTTAAATTTTCATCATAAATCCAATATGAAAAAATATAACTAGGTAATTGCTTATCTAAAAGATGTATACTATTAGGATCAATTACAATAACTTGTTTTTCTTTATCAATTCTGTAATTACAACCTTTGAGATTTGCTTCACTACGATCAAAGAAAACAATGTTATCTTGTGTGAATGTTTTATTATATATATTACTCATCTTGTTAACTCCTTATATTTATTTAAGATAGTTCTATTCTACCAAGATAATATACATTTGTATACACTTTTATATAATTTATTTCCAACTATTAATCCAACCAGTTTGTCTTGGTCTTCTTTTATTTACATCTTTACCATGTTCTTTTTGCGTTGATTTGTTTTGTTTAATCAATGCTTCAATACGATCGTAGTTAGGTTGTAATATATAAACTGCAGCAAATGCATAGACTAATGTATCTAACGCTTCATTGTTTCTTGTTTTCTTTACCCATTGAAACTTTTTAGCTCCTTTAACATATTTAACAACTCTTTTCTCTGATGTTAATTGTTTAAAGTATTCTTCATCTACTGTAGCAGGAAAATGTATAGTTGCATTTTCTGCTTTTATTCTTGAGTAAATAACTTCTTTAGCTGTATCTGTTCCAACAGGATATAGAACATGTCTAGATCTACCAACAAAAGATGGTCTACCTGCGATAGGTTTTTGTGTTTGTGATGAACCTTTGATTGCAAATATCTTTCTATGTACTCTTTTTGAAGTATAAGCATATACTTGTTGTGTATGATGACCACCTGAGTCGATACATGTTGAAACTATTTTTAAAACTTTATCATCTTCTCTTGTAAATGAATTTAATAAGTATTGATCTAAGTCTCGCCAAACATGTGTAGAAGAAGGATCACCAAATATAACTTTGTAATCAATAACCCAACATTCATTATTATGGGACCAACCTACAACTTGAGCTTCTAAACGGTCTCCTTGTACGTCAACACCACAAGTTAATAACAATACTTGATTAGGAATTGTTTCATGATCATATGTTTCACGTTTGTCTAATAGTCCACCATATTCAATACTTTCACCTGGATCATCAAATGTTCTACCTAAAGCCGTATTGACCCATGTTTTAAGCATTTCAGGTTGATTCTTAACGTTATAAAAATCTACAGCCATATCTACCCATGTTCTCCATGGGCTATAAAGTTCAGATATATGAAAACCTGCTACTTTTTTAGTTTCATTTTCTGCAATCCACTGTCCATTTTGTAACATCCACATTTTTTTAGATTCAGGTATTACTGTTTCACAATGTTTACATGTATATTGTGCAGTTTCAGGTTTAGATTTTTCCCAATGTATTTGTTCCCATTGTAAAACTTGTAATGTAGCACAATGTGGACAAGGTACATGATAATAACGTTTATCTGATTCTTCAAAAGCTATTTCTATACGTGACAATCCTTTAATTGTAGGAGTCGATGTAATAAACACCTTTCTATTCCAGAAAGTAGTTGTACGTTTTATAGCTAGATTAATCGGATCACCTTCTGAGCCTGCAGATGTTTCATATCTATCAACCTCATCGCATAAAAGTATTCGTATTGGTCTAGAAGCTAATCCTGCAGGTGAATTTGAACCTACAATGTTAATATTACCTCCAGGAAACTTTTTAGAAAGTACAGTATTACCAGAATCTCTACTTTTTGGATCTTTTACTTTAGTTCTTAGTCTTTCTGAATCACGAATCATATTAGCTAAACGATCTTTTGACCATGCTTGAGCCATGGCTAAAGTCGGTTGTAAAACTAATGTAGGAGATGGGTCTTGATCTATAAAATACCCTACTATGTTATTTAATATTTCAGTGGCTCCAACCTGTGCAGATTTCATAAAAACAATTGTATTAATTCTATGATCATTAGCAGCATCCATAATTTCTTTTTGATAAGGTGCTCTGTCTGTTCTCCATTGTCCTGCTTCTGATGAAGATTCAGCGGATAATACACGATATCTATCTGACCACTCAGAAACTGTTAAATTAGGTGGTGGATTCCATATCTTCTTTGTCGACAAGAGTACTTTCTCTATATTCTTGCGGTATTGGGTCATTTGCTAGTTCCTCTAGTGCTTCATATATTGCTTGTTTAATGATTTTTTCAACTTCTGCAAAGTCTTCTGATGCTAATACTAAATGTGCAACCTTATTTGGTATTGTTAATAGCTTTCCTCTGCAATTTGATGTGTAATTGATCCAAGTTTCTTCAACTTGATCAGTAGGAATAAGTTTTCCTTCTAAAACAGCTACATCTAGCTGTGCTTTATCAGCTTGTGCCTTAGTTAGACGTGTTTTTTCCTCAGTTATATCACCTGTTCCATCTTTTGATGAATATCTGCCTTGTTTTTGTAAAAAAGCTATGTAAGATCTTCGACAATGGTCTAAATCTAATGGATTTGCACCTAATTTAGCCTGAAAAACATCATTATTAATCAATTTTCCAACATTTTGGACTGTCATAAACAGATGTTCTGCTACTTCTTTTCTAGTTGCCATTGCTTAATATTAAACTGGATATATGGGACCTACGTCTAAAAATACGCGGTGG